CGTGCCAGGATCAGTAGAGTTGACCGACATGTATATCGAACCGACAGGGTAGACCTTATCGAGGAATTCTGATTCGCTGTCCGTTCCTATCGACAGGATCGAAGTCAGTTCGGTGTAGTCGAATTCAACGGGAGTAGCGAAGTCCGCCCATAGCGTTATCTCGCTTGTGTCAGGATTGTACTCCGCATCAAACAAGCCACCACCGACCGCCCCATTCATATATTGCAGTTCGCCGTCACCATTTGTGCCGAGGAACATGTGCGGATAAGTTGGATCCGGGGATGTTATCTCTCCGACACCGATAGTGCCTTTGACATCGACCGAATAGCCTGCTCTTGGCACTTTATTTATTCCTACGCCGTCAATGCGGTAGGCAATGAGCGGTTCATAGGAAGACACCACCATGTTATAGACTTCAGTATTCAGGCTGTCTGAGACTGTTAAAACGAAGTCGTAGCTGCTGTCAGAATCAAAGTCAACGATGTGGCTGTTCGAGAAGCTGAATGCTCCGCCGCCTACTGTGATCGTAAGCGGAATGTCGGCTGAATAGTTCTCTTCTGATGTCTTCTTATATTTATATTTAGCAGTTACTGTATTACTGCCTATTGCGGAATAAGTTCCCGAGAATGTAAGTCCTACATAGTCGGTGTCTATCGCATCCCTCATCGCATATGCCGTTGTGACTTCGGGAAGATTGTAGGCGTAACAAGGGATGTTCTTTGTGGTGGAATTGGTGTAACCCCTTGAGTCGGTGACCGTTATCTTGCATGCAAGAGTTCCGCTCTGTGATACTGCTCCGACCGCAACTGTTCCGCCCGAGGTGGATGTAACTGTTACACCGCCGACTGTGATGTTGTAGTTCGCAATGGTCGCACCATTCTTTGCCGTTGCGGACAGGGAAGAGATCGTTAGGGAACTCTGCCCCTGTATCAGCGTTTGGTCGTTCCCTGTAACAGCAACTGTCGAAGCGTTGGTGTCTGCGAAATTGAATGTCGGTGCATTCGGTGCTGAAGTAGTGGCAGATGTGCTGATAGTCGCTGTCGTGGATGAAGTTCCTATTGTAGTACTATTGTTGAGCGAAGTGAGGACGAATGTCGCACTAAAACTTGCGACATTAGCCATTGCGTTCAACAAAGTTGTCCGCTGTGCGCTTGTGAGCGTTATCGAATAATTCTGCGTACCGACTGGTTTAGCACTCAATCCTGTGATGGTGAGGTAGGCGTCGTTGCCGTTTTTGATCGCAAGGGAATAGGTGTAGGATGCGTTGTAGACTTCCGTGCCGAGGGCAATGGAGACTGTGGAAGCATCCGCATAAAACGGCTGTACTGAGTTCAGCGTGGCTGCACCGAGCGTGGTGTAGGATGCTGAAGAGGAAGTGCCTACTACATGGTTAAAGGTCTTCCTTGCCCGAATCTGGACTGTGTAACTCTGTCCGGGGTTAAGTCCTGTCAGTTCGCAAGATACCGCTGTAGCATCTGTTGTGCTGAACTGAGTCCATGCGCCTGAGCCAAGTTTGTACTCCCACAGGTCGCATGAAGCGGTAGCCGTGGCTGAGATGTTCAGCGAGGTAGCCGACCTTGAAGCAAGAGAGAGCGTAATCTCGGGAGCCGTTCTGTCGATGGCATCGAGGGTGATAGTCCCTGACAGGGAGCATTCATTGGGACCATAGGAAGAAGCGGTTCCGTCTGCGTATGCTGAAATGGACACGCTCTTCGTTCCGTCAGCATCATGACTGACTGTGTAGGTCTTGGTCTGTATTTCATAGATCGCATTAGTGGGCCAGGGACTTACATCAAACCGCTTTGTGATAGAAGTCTGGTCGCCTGCAATGGTGATGTATGCTGTTCTTGTTCCTACTGTATCGAAGTCCTGCCCTCTGTCGGTGGTGCTCCAATAAGTGGTTGCGGTGATGTTAGATGTATTTGCTACAGGGTCTTGGGTAGCAGACCAGAGCAGATAGAAACTGAAGAATTGCGAAAAGTGTCCTACAGTTCCGTTTATTCTTCCGCTTAATGCCATTCATTAACCCCCTAAGACAACTGCGTTCGCACCATTCGGTGTGGGCATCCATACCAACTGTCCGACCCTCAGCATGTTGTTCGATGTGTTGCTGTACGGAACTACAAGCCTCGGTGTCTTGATAGCTCGCTCGGTAGCATCTATGGTTATGATCAGGTCGTTCTTGTAATAGATGTTGAACCTTTCGGGAGTAACTTCCGCTCTGTAGTCAGATGATGCCTTTGTGACATCGATACCTTCTGCGGAGAGCCATTTGAACAGGGCATAGCCACCGCTCGTTACTCCGTATGTCCATACAGGACTACCGCTGTTCCATCCGTTCGTTGTCCATGCGAAGCCCTGTGCGGTCTCGGTGACAATATAGGTGGAACTCTCAAGGTCTGGTGCATCATGCAGATAACGGATGAATCCGCCTGCGCCATCGGATACATTGGTGTGGTAAAGACCCAATGCGTTGCTGATTATCTGGTTGAAATCGTTGAGGTTCAAAACTGCCTTGTTGAGGGCGGTGTTCACCTCAGCCTTAACTGTATCTATGATCGCCCTCTCTCTTGATGTGAGAGGGTTTATTCTTGCGTAGGATTTAGTCTGTGCCGATTCGCCTGTGCCTTTAAGCTGAGTCGGTGCAGAGGCGGTAAAGTTGGTCTCTGTGATGGCTACTGTGTAGGTCGTTCCCTGATAGGTGAAACTCACAGTATCCAACGGCATAAGGTACGGAGCAGGGAGTATGCTTGCCGAGAACGGATGGTAACTGAACCCGACAAGGGAACTCAGCCCGTTCGCTATCGTTTCTTCCTGTCCCTGTGCGATGAGCCTGTTGCCCTCAATGTTCAGGGCATAGGTGTTTGTGCCGTACAGAGCCTCGTTTTCTGTTCCTTTGACTCTCACTCCTGTGATGGCGACAGCGTTCTCATAGAGGTCAGAATTGTATCTGTCAGCCTCAGTAAGTGTCACCGCCGGAGATGTGGCTGCGTACCATGCAAGAACAAGGTGGTCATTCCAGTCCATGTATCCGCAAACACCCATAATCTCGCATGCCCACTGCATGAGATTTCTGTATGTGAGGTTGTCTGTGTCTATCTCGGAAGGACACATGAACGCATGGTTCGGAAGGGTATCAGGATCAGTTGCGAGGGTGACATTGCATTCGTTGCAGATGTTCCGCACCAAAGTTGACACGGAGCAGGGGAGATTCAACGCAGAGACATTGATGTCTTTGTCGAACTGAACCATGCCGTCAAGAGCAGAAATGGTTATTACCGCAAGACGGCGGGGGGCATTGTCTATTGTGAAGTAGCCAAGAGGCACCCACTGAGTATTGTTGCCTATCTTCACACCGACAGAGACTTTGAGCTGTGCGCCTTCAAATACAACGGAATTGAAGCGACCATCTCCGTTCTCCAGACGAAGGTTGAGGTCTGCTGCCACGCACGTTCCTAAAGCAATGGAATCACCGCTCGCTGAGTATCTGTTTATCGTCAGTCCGTTTGTGAGAACATCCGCAGATGTTATCTCAAAAGAACTCCCTGTCACGGGGTTCACAAGAATGGACAGGGATTGGACTGAGTTAGTCTTGAATCCGTCTATTATTGTTTGTGTGACAGGGTACATTAGTGTGCAGTCCTTTCAATGATGTTGAAAGACACGTTGTATCTTTGACCAATGGAAGTCATTATCATCGTTGCCGTTTTGTCTCCGCAATAGAACTCGCTCGTGCGGTACGTTCCCGAACGGACATCAAGGTATTCCACCATGAAATACTCAGGAGCGAACGCCGTCATGAGTTCTATCGCAGCCTCGGGCGAAATGTAACTCCATTCCATCCCCAAATGGACACATGCTCCAAGAAGATTCTTGTGCATCTTGGTGTCTTCCGTTCGCCCGGCATCTGAGTCCGAGACGTCCGATACATTGCATGTGTACCCTGACGGAATGGGGATATAGTTGTTATCTACTGTTCTTATGGGATTAAGTGCGTTATATTCTGCCATTCATTTAACCCCCTACTGAAATGATGGATGTTCCAGCTCTGCGGTTCTCCCTCTCGAATGCCGATGCAATCGAGCCTGTGGTGACCGAGTTGCCTTTGCTGAGAAGCTGCCTGAGAAGGGAATTCTGTTCTCTTAGCAATGCGTTCTGCTGTGCGTTAGCCGCCGCAACTCCGTTCGTAATGCCTTGCACTATCTGATCATTGTTGGCAACGGCTGTGCGGTTTCCAATCTGACCAACCATTTCGGGACCAGACTCTCGTGCAATGAACATTTGTCCTACTTCAGGGAAGCCGCCTGCAGCGAACTTTCCAGTATGTCCGCCGCCATAGTCCCCGGTGAACACCTTAATGTTTGCTGTTAAGGTGATGTTGTCTATTGCGCTTTTAAGTTTTTTCTTAACCCCACTCTGTACTTCGGATACATCAACGCTGTTTACGCCAACTTTAACATTGGGGAGCAACTTTACATTTCCGCTATCGTCAAAGCCGATTGCCTTACCGACTTTGGTCTTAGTCTCGTTCCCGGTTATTTGACCCTTGTCTACGAATAACTGTTTAAGACCCAGCGTTACTGCCGCAATAACTCCGACTGCTATTGCAGTTCCCGGTGTGGCTCCCGCTAACAACATTAGACCCGATGCCGTTAAACCGATAAGGGCATCAACCAAAACTTTACCCCATGTACTTTCAATGCCGAGGGTGTCTACCAAGAAGCTGCCGAGTGCCACGGAAAGCAATACTGCGCTGAACGCTATCCCAATACCCCCTACGGGGGTTCCAAGCAACTGGTTGGTAAGAATTGCCTTGCCCATCTTGATCCCAACAAGTGCGGTTAAAAGCTTAGACGATAGCAGACCATTGTTGTTCTTTAGCCAATCGGTATTGAATCCTAAGTCATTAATGGCGATCTGCAATCTTGACAAAAGGCTCATGTCTTTGTTGGTAAGATTGTTCTCCAACCTTTTAAACATGCCTGACGTATCAATACCGCCACCACTCGCTCCGCCGCCGCCCTTGTTTTGCTTCTCAAGCCTGTTGATCTCATCGAACTTGAGAAGAGTTCTTGTCTTCTGCGTTGCTTTCCCGACGGCGCTCGAATAAGCGTTTGCTGAGCCTGTAGCTACTGCATAATAATGGTCAGCGCCTGTAAGAATGGCGAAGAATCTTGAGGCTGCTGTAGCAAGTTCAGCGAATTTAGCCGCAAGCTCTGCAACTTTCGGGGCTATTGCCTCAATAAGTGGTGCTGAAGCAACTGCGAGGGAATTCTTGAAGATAAGGGCAGAATTCTTGAGGCTATCCATAGCCTGTGCGAATTCCCCATTAAGGGCAGAAGACCATGCGTACATGTTCTTAATGCCTTCTGAGAACCCCTGACTTATACTGCTAAGAAGCCCTCTAAGCATGCGGTATTTCGCAATCCTGAAAAGGTCTTTGAAGAATGACTTAAAGGGGATAAACACTTTTCGTTCTGCTTCTGATCCGCCTCTGCCCGAGATGTCGAATGAACTTGGGTCTCTGGTAATATTGCGCTGCCTCGGCAGTTCTCCGTCATCTCCTGTCTCGAAGCCGTTTTCTTCGAGGCTTTCGAGTTCTTCATATTGAGCTTCGAGTATCCGTCTTTGCTGATCCCTTACTTCGTTGATATACGGGATTAGGCTCGTGAATTTTGACTGAACGCTACCTTTGCCATAGTCGATCGTGTCGCTTGTTGCGAGTCCGTTCGAGAAGGGAATAAGGCTTCCGAAACCGCCGCTGCTTTTGCCCCCGGAACTGCCCGTCGCTGCGTTATTGAGACTGTCCAACTGTCTTTTGCATTCGCCAAGAGCCTGTGCCAGCCTTTTGTATTTATCAAGTGCCGGAGTTTCTCTAAGTGCCGTATTGAAATCTTTTATAGACTCTGCCGCCTGTGAAGCGACTCCACGAATCTGCATCAACACATCCCTAAGAGTCTCAAGATTCCCAAGCCCACTAAAGTTAGAAATAATGGACTGTAGCGCACTGAGTTGTCTGTTAAGGGTCGTAAGAGCTGTGTTCCTTGACCCTAACGCTTCTCTGAGTTCACGCAAAGCAGCAGCAAGAGACTGTATTCCCGATACCGCCCCTGTGCTCTTGTGGTTGATCTCAATTTGTAGCGAATCTATCGTTGAAAGATCAGGCATCGTTCGCTCCTTCGCTCATTTGTTCGTGCTGTGCTTGCCATTCTTTGGCAAGCTTTGTAAATTGCGCCGCAACCTTTTCACGGATTTGTTCGGCTTTTTCTTCTTCCGTAAGTTCAGGCTCATATAGCCTTATCGGATTTTCTCTATATTTGTACGGCGGCGCACCTTCTTTTCGGAATGCGTTCGCTATTGCTACCGCCACCGCATCTTCTATGTACAATCCCTGTAACCATGCTCGTTGGGAGTCAATTTCGTTCCGCAGTTTATGTGCCTTCCAGTAAGCTTTTGCGAGCCATACATCCTGATGCCAATATTCATCTGCGGACATCCCAATAGCAAGGTAGAATGGGAACATTTCCTCTAAATATTCGTCAGGTGGAATTGGTTTAGCACTTACAGTTCCACCGTCATTCGAGGGTTTCCTTTTTTCTCTTCACCTGTATCAGTCGCCTCAAATACCTGAAGCCATAGTTCAACAAGCCTTCCGAGAAGTCCTTCAGGAATCCCACTAAGTCCGCCCCAACACTCGTCAATAATCTTGTCTGTCTTCTCTTTGCTGATATTGCTGTGATGCATCAGAAAAGCGTAGTAGAAAAAGTCGTAGATGAGGATCGGGTATCTGTCAAGGTCTTCTAAAGCAAATCCGTTCCTTGCGGCGACTCGCTGTGCGTTTCTATCAAATTCAAGGGTATATACTCTACCCATGTTGTTATCTTTTAAAACTATAGGTTTTATCTTTTCAGCCATTTTTTAAACCTCTATGATTAAATTTAAGGGATTCGGCAGACACAAAAGTGCCTGCCTATCCCATACTGTCATCAAGCTGCTGAAGATGTACCCCAACCACTTATCGTGTTTGGAACGATATGAACATCGATCTGATTAACAGCATTGATCTCATATGCATTGATTCCGAGGGCATCCGGCACTCCTGTGAAATAGAAGGAGCCAATGCTCGGGACCATGATCTCAAACCACATTGCCTTGTTTGCAGCTAAGGCTGTGGTCGTTGCTGTGACGAGTGTCTCCCAAGCGGTTCTAAACGCAGATGTAAGGTTCGCCGTGAAGGTGATAGCACCACCGGGGTCTTTCAGCCCGGGGATGTACCTTCTCCAAACAGTGTCGGAGAGGTCGGTGACTTCAAGGTTATCAGGCTCGTTGTTCATTGCGCCTGTGGAAACGATATTGGGTACTATTGTGAAAGCACCCGTGGGTTTTGTCCCTGCCGTGGTTTCTACTTTATATTTCAGCAGAACGCCAGCAGTAGAAAGTTCGTTTGCCATATACTTTCTCCTTATGTTGTGGGTTCAGGCATTTCATCCCCAACCCCTATTTGTCTTACATACCGACTGATAATTCTGACCACCAACGGATCAATATTGTCTATCGGTCTACAGAAATTCTCGATGTAGCCAAGAGATTTCATGGCGTTCTCGACTACTTCTGTGATTTCGTATGCTGTACCCATGTTTCCGTTCGGGTCGTTAGTATAGACTTCGCACTCGAATGTGGACTGCCATTGGTCATCGTCATTCGCAAGGGTGGCATACTGCTGCGGTCTCATGCGGTTCATTTCATGCAGATAGACAAGAGGGAAGTGCTTTGCGACGAGCTCTCTGCGAGAAGTCATTCTTACATTGGGAAATTCGTTGTTCACTATGGTAGCCACATAGTTAAACACATAATCTCTGTGGTATGTCATTTGAACGCCTTTCTCATTGTTTCAACAAGTTTCTGCCTCATTAGTTGCCCCGCTTCGTACATGGCTCTTGTACCGCTATATCCTTGATGGGTTTTGCCATTATGGTGCCATATGCCTTGTTTCCAATACCCGCCCTTGTTCGCCCGACTTTCTGCGTACTCTCCTGTACCGTAGGTCGAAGACCACGATGCGGGTTCTGCACCATAATCGCCTGCGAGGGGGTGTCCGTTTCCGGCAAATGCTCCTGTTCCAAATTCAGCAAAGATTATCTGACTGCCGTGCGGCTCATCGTCGGGGCCGAGCGCAGCATCTGCGGTAGCAACTATCTTGTGGACATTCTTTTCCTTGTCAACATTAACCTTAATGTGCGGATCATCAGCCTCATCAAAGGGAACGTCAGCATAATATTCTTCTGCCAGGTCCCTGCCGATATTGGCTAATTCTTCGCAAGCCTTATCCGCTTTATTGTCTATGGACTTTGCGTATTGCTCCAAAAACTTGATCGCATCGTTGATGCTCTGTCTGTTAAGGTCAATACTAAGTAATTTGCTCACTACCCACCTCTGTGCTTCTTATCGCATAGCGGATATGGTTGAGAGACTTCGCTATCCGCACCACCATGAAGTATTCGGGTTCTTCCTCGCTGCCCATCCAAAGGATAGATGTCTCTGTGATGGGGCAATCCGTTCCTTCTACCGCCATGATGTGTGTGTAGTTCGCCTCGACACCAAAGGGTTCTATGCCTGCATTTCCTGTAGCGGGAGCGACATTCGCCATGATATATCCTTCTTCGTAGTCCTTATCGAACTCGCCTGTACGGATGCCATTGCGAAGTATCTCCGTTTCGCTTGCCAGGTTCTTGTACCACACTTTGACCTTGTTTCGTTTAAGTGTCCGCATGTGCTTCTCCTTAAACAACTCTTGCGTAAGGAATCACATGTCCTTCGACATACTTCAGCATGTCCGAATAATCGAAATGCCTGTGTATGCCGTTTTCGTTGTGTATCACCTCGCCCTCAGCTCCGATGAGGTTGTACCCCGCGATGACCGCCATTATCTGCACCGCCTCATACTTGGGCGGAACATCGAACAACGGCATCGAGGGTGTCTTCACGGAACAAAGGTGTCCGATGATAAGTTCCTTTGCAAGATCGAGGTATCCGCTAAGCAGCGAGTCCTCATCGGTGTTACTGATACCAAGCATCAGTTTCACCTTGTTCAGTTTCTCTCCATTCGTCATAGCGAATACCTCATAAAATCATTTCTTGGAAGAAGATTTCTTCTTCGGTTCAGCCTTAGGCTTCTCAGCCTTCGGCTCTTCTTTGGCTTCGGGCAGTTCGACATAGCCGACCACCACTCCGCCTTTGATTTTGATTTCAGCCATTTCAGTTACCTCAGTTCAGGACATAAGCTTTCATCGTGTCCGCAGTGGAAGAACCGCCGATAACTACAGCGACTTTTCCTGCGGCAAGGGATGTGCCTGTGTCACCGCTGACATTCTTGAGGGTGATGGCGTTGCTTGCACCGACATTGGCTACAAGCATGAACTGTCCGTCATCAAGACCAAGTGTCAGGACTTTGGATGCTGCGGAACAGGAGACTCTCAGGAAGAGGTCTTTCTGTGCGGCTGAAAGAGCAATGCTGTCGGACATTGCGACTGTCTCGCAGTAGTCCAATGCGATGTCAAAACCGCCTGTGAACTTATAGTCTCTTACCATTATCGTTACCCCCTATCAGGAGTTAGCGGTGTTGGCACAATGTACATAGATGCCATTGACCTTGTTGTCAAGGACGAATGCATCATGATACTGCCTGTACTGGAATTTCCAGGCATCTTTGGACTGGTTCTCGTCCGGAGTGAAAATCTTCGGCAGAGCGAACTTCATAGCATTCTTGACTGCGGACGGATGAACGATCATGAAGTTGATCTTGTATCCGCCTGCTGTCGGGGCGAAGCCGAAGTTGGACGTCCCGTCATAAAGAGTGACAGCGGTATTGAAGCGAGACTGAGGAACACGAACGACTTCCATGTCATCATAGACTTCGATATTCCTCTGGACACCACGCTCATTGGCGAGGATACGGGTGATCTTGTTCTTCAGTCCGTTGTATGCTTTCTCGGAGATGTAGAGAAGTCTTCCGTCTCTCGGTACTTCCTTGTCGCCCATTTCCTGCTCGGCTGTGTCGATCAGTCCGGGAACATCAGTTGTTCCAACGGTGATGTCTGCCTTGACAGGGGTGACAGCAGAAGCATAAGTAGCAAACCTGAAGGCATCTGTCTCAGGAATGACACTCAGTCTCATGAACTCGCCGATGAGTCTGCCCCATGCAAGACCGAGGGTCTCTTCGTTGTCGAAGCGGTCAACTTCGAGATCGATTCCACGCTCTTTAGTAAGAGTCAGCGTTTCCCACGCAAGTGCGAGGTCGGCATGCGGATAGCCACCTGAACGGCTGTAGTTTCCGAGTCCGGGGATGGTCATTTTTGCGATCTTTGCAACATTGGCTCCAACGAACTCGATCTCGCTATTGGCAAAGTCAAGGCGAGAAGTGAGAGATTCCCTCTTGTAAACCTCATCGAGGACAGGAAGGAATTTCTGTGCAAGTGCGATTGAATTAGGCATGTGTATTTCTCCTGTAAATGATTGTTACAGTCCTGCGCCCTTCCTAATGGAAGACATAAGCTCGTCTTCAGGAGCAGGCGATATTACAGGACTGCCTTGTGTGAGCTGAGGCTGAGTATTAAGAGCCTCTGCCTGCATCTGTTTCATTCTTTCGGCTATGAACGTATTCATATCCGAAAAGACCTGTGCGTTATTTCCGTCCACCATTGCCGTTGCGGAACTCTTTGCAAGTTCGGGCGAATAGCCTGTGGCAAGGAAATTCTTTTCAAACTCAGAGGTCTGTTTTTCCCTCAAAAGGGAATTTAACTGAGTCTGCATGTCTGCTTCTCTCTGCTGTCTTTCAGCCTCGATGCGTTCCTGTTCGGAAAGGGTGGCTTGCCACTTCTTTCTGTAGTCCGCAGCTTCGCTGTTCGACTTGGAGAGCGCGTTCTTCAGGCGAGAAATCTCATCGTCCGAAAAACCCTGTTTCTGCTCGGGAATCTCATATCCTTCGAGCAGTGCAACCTTTTCCTCAGCGGAAAGGGATGCGTAGTTCTCAAACTGAGAAACATCGATCTTTGGCATATTGATCTCCTTTGCGATTAAAGTCTTCCCTGACTTGTACGATTTAAGTCTTTCCTGACTGTTATATTTAAGGGATAACTCCCTATTCTTCAGCGTATTTCCATATATAGCCGTAAGCGTGAGGATGACGAGGATCACCGATTATATTTTTCCGTATGTTTTGTGGATACCATCCCGTCTGTCTTCCCGCTTCATTAAGACTTGGATAACGAGCCACTAACACCCCACTGTCCGTGTACTGTTCCACAGGCTTGCTTGTGCTTTTGTGATTTCTCATAATTGCACTTCTCTTTGAAGGAACTGTTCCTGCTCTTAGGTTGTAACTTTGTGTACACCACTCGAGATTGCTCGCAACATTATTCGCTCGATTCTCGTCAATGTGATTTACAACAGGCAGCCCATCAGGATTTGGAACAAACGCTTCTGCCACTAAACGATGAACTAAGTGATGCTTTCCGTTCTTACCTGAATGATTCTTGTGATCATATAGGACAACATGCTCATACCCTGTGTATGCCAAGAACGATTTATGTATTTTCCCTTTACCGTTCCTTACTCGTCCCAGATTGCTTACTTGGTACAGTCCTTCGTACCCTTTAATGTCTTCCCAAATTTCTTGCATTGAGTTTCACCTCTCAATTTAGTGAGAGGGCGGTGGGAACATACCCCACCATGCATAACCCTCAATGTTTATTCAAACGAATATGTTAAAGTGCAGCGACAGCCGCAATTGTTTTCAGGAAGGCTGAACCCACCGGGGGCATCTGCCTCATCCAAGTCGAGAGTCACGAATTTCTCGTTGACGGGGATTGTAATTCCTTCCAAGTAGTCATGTGTCTCTCGAACCCTGTCATCCATCATGGTCGTCCATGTTTTGTAAACTGTTCGTCCTGTACCTTTAGCCATGTCTATACTGCCTTGACTGTAGGCACGGTGAAATTCATCGTCCATCAGTTCTTTCAGCCTCAACATATCCCCATCGGCATAATAGGTGTCGAACTTCTCATAGATCGAAACTCCGTCATAGCTCTTGTCTAAGGCTAATAGGAGCAGTTCTTCTTCGATGTCTTCTTCGGTCTGCAACTGATATTCAGCGGCTGCGAAACCTTCTATGTAAGCATCTTCGAGAGCATCCCTGAACTTCTGTCTGGCATACTCTTTATCGAAACCGCCTGCGGACAGAACAACCTCTAAAGTATTCAGTTCGTCAAACTTATAAAGAAGACGGTTTCTTACTTCGTCCATGCTTATCCTCTGTTATCGGGTGTAACGGTGTGGCGGTAATAACCTTCCACCCAGTCACCTTTGGCATGAGCCTCAGTTCCGCCCTCTGCCGGTTCTCCGCCCTGTTCTTCCTGAGGCAGTTCGGTGAACCTCTGCGGTATCAGTTCGCCGTCTTCCTTCATGCCCCATGCCTTCTCGATGTACGGCTTGGATGCAGCCACATCGGCAACAGGATCGTTGGACACTCCGCTTCTGCTGAGAACTATCTCAGGCGCAAGTCCGAGTTCCTTGAGGTTCAATGCACCCTGTGCCTTCACCAAGAGGTTGCTCGTTTCGTTGTGAGCGATCTGCACCTCGAAGTCACCGAGGTCTATCTCGAAACCGACTCTTCTGAGTGCTTCCACGAAAATCTCATCAAAGTAAGCGTTGCTTTCCTTGTAGAGGTCTGTGGTATTCCTTGCGAAGTTATCTGCCTGATACCAACCATCCCTCGCAAGAACGGCTGCGCCTGTGTCGGAAGTGCTTCTTGAACCTTTCTGGGTGGACGGCAAGCCAGAGATGGTAAGTATCTGCTGATATAGATAGGTGACAAGCACCTGAGTCTCCGTCTGGTTGAGCTGTTCGGCAAGAATCTTGAAGTCAGCCTTCAGGTCGCCGACAGATTTAAGCACTATCATTCCGGCTTTGCGGATGTCGTTGATGGTGGTCCCTTCATCGAAGTCCACATTCACCGCTACTGCAAGGCTCTGTATAAACTGGTCTACGCCGTCTATCCTGTCGCTCTGCACCGCATTCAGTGCATCCATAAGGGAAAGGACAGGCTCGAATGACGATTCGTTCTGTAGGTTATATCTGTACTCTATGAGCGGTACATGCCCCAAAACATTCGGTCTGCTCGATTCAACATCGATCGCAATTGCCCTCAGGGGGAACTCGAAGTGCATGTCCTCGCTGAGAGAACCGCCGAAGCACTTGAAGTAGAAGTAGTCGGTGAAGACATCGAACACGATGCGGTTCATGCTGTCCTGTACGATGCTGACGCCCATCATGGGTTTGTGACCCGGTCTTGAGGAATACACCACGAACGCATTTCTCGGGTCGAGTGCATAGACTTTCATCGGAGCCTTTTTGTCATTCTTCGGCTCACAGAAGATGATGCCTTTGCCAACTGTATGGAACCAGTCCGAACACTTCGTGTCAGCGAGTGCCTTTCCGCTTCTGTAGAGGTATTCGTTGAGTTCCTTGACCTTCTTTGCGACAGCCTCGTCATCACTTCTGCTGATGTAAACGGCAGGCTGTGTGAGGAAATATCCGTTCTTAAACTGGACTATCTCTTCCGCATGGTTCTCGATGACTTTGTTATTGATCTCAGGACGAATCTCTTTCTCTCTGCCGAGAACAGGCTGAAAACCTCTCCTGTACCAATACAGATATTCCTCTTCATTCACATTGAGTCCGTGAATGAGCAGAGCATGGTTCAGTTCCTGAAGGACATTGCTCGCATCAATGACTTCCGCATTGGTGGTGATGTCTCTTCGCCCGAAGAGAAGGGGAGCCTCTGTGGTAAGGTCTCTCTTAACTCCGTTGCCGTCTGTATATGAACAAGATGTCATGACATTCTCCGTATCAAAAATCCGCAAGCCTCACCCCACCCCTGTGCGTTTTACTTGCGTTGCGACCCATTATTATCCTGTCAAGTTTGTAACACGATATTTAGCATCTCTGCATTCAGAAAATTGCGACATTGACAAAAATTTGCCGATAGGCTACACTTACTGTGTCATTGCTTGTTTTCTTTCGTATAAAAAAATAGCCCTGTAGGTTTCTGTTACTCCTTACCTACAGGGTTATTTTTTTATAGCAAAAACCCCTCTGAACGGGAATCAGAGGGGTTTATTGCCGTTTAGTTAAGAGAGGATTTCAGATCATGAAAAAAAGCACTACTGTATGAAGGATACCTATGAGCACCTTTATTATAGCATGATTATAGCACAAATGCAATCAGAATGGGCGTTTACGCAGTTCCGCTCTCGCCCCGATCTGGTTCTGCATCAAATCAGCAAACATGGCGAGGGAGTCAGGGGCATCATCGTGGGCGTTCTTGCCGATATGGGTGTAGCTGCACAGTGCCTGCATGAAGTTCTTATATTCTCTTACCTGAGTTTCTTTGCTCTTGAATATACAATGTTCCTTGACCCATTGCTGAGAAACGAAAATGCGTGTCTCTTTGTTCTTAGTGGTGTACTTAGAAGTGATATGGCAATGCCAGCCTTTGTCTCTTACCGCTTTGTCAACATCTACCGCCACCCTCGAGCCGCCTGCGTTCGACTCGAACTGACAAAGTTTCACCTTGTTCTTTATCAGCCTCGACACTATTCTCGGGTCTACCACTTCCGGCAATGAATCATCGTACACTACATCTTCCAGATAGAACCTGTCTCCGTACTGATAGAAGATAGGCATGGAATAGAAGTCTGAGCCTTTGTCTTTAGTGTCGCATACCGCAATGACAGTATCAGGATCACCGTCAGGAAGCTCGATATAATACTGTAATTCGTCTTCGTCATACAGTAATCCCTCTCTTTCTATAGGCTCATTCATGTACAACGCTCTCCACGATGCATCGTCCATGATGTCCCTCTGCTTGCGGTAGAACTCGGTGCTGAATCCCAGTCCGTAAGGATAATCGAAGTTGCTCTGATCCTTTTCGTTCATCGCAGGGAAGGCTAAAAACCTCGCCTTAGGGTCATCCTTGTACTGCTCCTGTAATCTGCCGATAACATCGTGTACAGACCATCTTGTGGCAATGTGCAGTTCCTTGCACCTGTCACCTTGTTTCCTCTGCCTCAAGTCGGTATGATACTGACCCCACAGCTTATCCAACTGGGTGATGCTGAGTGCTGTTTCGATGCCGTCTACAAGGTCATCGCAGTACAGCAGATTCATCGCACGGACTTTACCAGCGTTTCCCGCCCCGACTGAGGTGAACTCGAATGTCTCGAACCTCTTCTCCTGCTGTAAGTCTATCCTCAGGTCTTTAGCATTCGTATTTACAAGAGGGGAGTTGGGGAATACATCGTTATATAGATATTCTCCTTCAGGATCGACTATCCTTAACAGTTCATCATATATGCCTTTAAGGAACGCTGCGTTGTGGCTGCAGCCTAAATTCGGCAGTTCGGGATGCTTTCCGCCCTCGAACGCCAAATAGAAGATGGCAAGGGTGCTGTTGTGAGTGGGAATCATTGTCTTGCCAACAAGATACATCCCATCGCCATCGACAGTAATGCAGTTGCCCTGTACAGGCTCAACCTTTTCGATGCTCTGCAAGCCTATTGCTCTCTGCCGACGAGGCTCTCTGTTTTTCTTCCTCGCAAGAGCGCACGGTATTTCAAGGTCGGGAGTGAAAGACAAACAATATGTGGTTTTTCTTCCCATAATGCCGGATGAGGACATCGTAGGAGCGTATTCTACTACAGAAACTCTCCACCCAAAGGTGTGAAGAAGGTCGATAACTGAGTCACGAAGCTCAATGTCACAAGTGGTGAAGTGATATTTGCTCCCTGTAAGATTTCCGTCCGTATCGATAAGTCCGGCAAGAAGCTCAAGCCTCTGCTCGATAGATGCTGTCAGGTATTCTTCGGGGATATGCTTGGGTGTCCGCTTCTTGCTGTGGCACATACCATATGCCCTAAGTTCTTTACGAAAATCAAAACCATACCACATAGTCAACGGCTGACGATCGTTAGATGATACCCATCGAGGCTCATAGCCTTCTTTCAGCCATATCTTGTCGATAATAGCGTAGTCCCTTAAATCGTTGGTTATAGTGGGGTTAGTATTTGTGCCGTCACCAAGCCATACTCCGAGCGTGTAAGGGGAGAATAGGTCTTTATGCTCTCCGATCACACAGCGAGGCGGTAATTGATAGACGTATCTGTGTCCTCGTTTATGCTCATGGCCACCTTGCTCCAAGTTGAAGGTCTCCCATACTTTGGTTTCTCTCGTTCTGTATTTACGGTCGCCCCTACAATAGAACATCCACTCATGATTTTCATGACAGAGTATCTGCTCACCATTGCTGAAGGTCACAAGCCTGTCAAGCATGCATTTCGGATGGACATGGGTGACTTTCTTAAATTTACCGTCTAACCCGATGACCTCATCTCCTACCATAAGGTCACCATGTTTCTTCCAACCGCTGCGTGTAAGAACAGGCGTATCGTCAGCAAGAGCCTTGCCAACACCAGGCGGACACGAAAGCGCAAGCAAATCTATTACTCCATCACTCAAATCCTGCATGTTGTCCACGATCGGCTTCAAAGCCTTCATCCTCGGCTGATAAAAACGCCTCTTCGGGTCCCTGTCCCATTCCAAATACACCATGAAGTTGTGAAACCACCTCGGAGCAAGGAATAAATTGGCGTTCTTCACCAGAGTGTGTATCCTCTGCCTGTCCTTGAACTCCAAATCCGGGTTTCTCAGCATCCTGTTCGCACTCGTCAGGAACAACTTCGCCTCGGCATCGTCTGCGTTCGCCCTTATGATCTCAAAATAGTCCGAGATAGCCTTTAAATCTTTCGGCTTCTCCCTTAAATATGCCTTTATAGTCGCATAAGACTCTTTCACTTTATCCATACTCTACCTATACCACACCCGAATGAATGTTGTCGCAATAAAAATGACCCCACGAAGGGGTCTTTTTTCATTTTGGCGGATTTTGCCTGTTTAACATCAATGTCCGCCGCACGGATGAGCCTTGTCCTACTGAGGTTAGCCGAATGGTCTTCTTCGGCACAAATCATCGGATGCTGCCACCGAACCCCGTCTTACCAAACCTCTGCTATTGAGGTGGAATCGAACCACCATTATGGTATGAAAACGGATCGTCCGTTATCACCTTTTTTCATTTTCGGGAAATTTTAGGAACACTTTTCTGTGTTTCCCATTTGAACAACCATGAAAAGAAACCGAGCGAATCAACCTGAACTGTAAATGATATTTCCTCTCCCCAAAGTGATCTAAGTGACGGCACATCTTCAAGGTCTTCGCCAAAATCCCACACCACTCGTTCAACGACCGGCATTTCATATATCGGAAGCCAACCGCTCGCCGTTTGCACATAAAACTGAGTCTTATTTAATTCGCCCACGATGCTCCTTTTTTAGGTTTTGGGATTTTTCGGACAGCCTTTGCAGTTACACCACACAGCATCTGCCCGGTCATAATCGTTCCAATAACATGTAAAACACTTCAATGGGTCTTCTGGAACATAATTCGCCTGATCCTCAAGGGATTTTATCCTCGCCCTCAGCATTTCGATTTCGTTCATGTTTCTCCTTTTTTCATTTTGCGGAATTTTTTGAAACGGCTTCCCTTGCAAGATCCTTGAAGAACTTCTGCATCGAAATGCCTTTCAGCTCACAGTATGTCTTGAACGCTTCATGCTCCTCAGGATCAAGAACCAACGTCACCGTTTTCTTCTTGTCCAAATAAGCCCTCTTGGCTTTACGAATGGGGTCTTTGTACCGCTCCCATCTGGTCTCTTCCATTTCTGATACCTCTCAATCAGTTATTGCAATTAGTATAGCAAGGAATTATACAGAATGCAATATCTATAACGCTATAAATGTTGCCTAATAATATATAAAACAGAACGCACGGATCGCTTAAAAGAGCAAAAAGTCGTTTTGTCACTGGCGGAAATTTGAGAGGGTTATTCACGGTCAGCGGTGCTTCCCGTTCCCCCACCGGGGCATGCATAAACTGATCACGCTAATAACTAAAAGGAAAGAAACGGAAAGATTGTAAGCCGTAATACTATCATACCCATGCATAAAAATAATACAGTCTGTAAATACCCTTTTATAAGGCTATACGCTATTAATTAACATGCAAATATCGGTTATTAGTGCCTTTTATAGTGTCCGTTTATCGCTTATAAAGTGAATGTGAACGGCGTTATCGCTGTAGTTGTCCGGTATTCCCGGGACTGGTTCCGCTTTTTGGCGTTTCTATTTGTCGTGTTTGGTTATTCGATCGTATAATTGCATACTTATATAGTCCTTATAACTATTAGTATTAATAATATAGTCCGTTTATTTATTGCTGTTTATTCGTTTCAGTATTAGTTATATATAATATCCTGATCCGGTCCGGCGTGATCCGCGGCTGCTGTAATTGTCTTATTAATATATATAGTTGTTGTGTAGTTATTCCGGGATCGTGTTCCCGGATATTTTTATAAAAATAATTTTGCAATAATGCTTAATATTTATGCGTAAACTATTTACATTATTATTCTACATGGTATAATAATTATGGTAGTTGATACGGTACCTTGTGTACCGATAGACCGGGACCGCTGGATATGCACCTGCCAACTAGCGGATCAGTTAGCATTCTATTAAATGCAATAAATATAAAAATATCCCGGAATAGCGGCAACTATCCCGGGATCATGCCAAAAAACAATTATTAACCGTATTCGTATCAATCAATAACTATTCAGGCATTTTTAGTTTAATGCCTGGATACCAAAAAAACAATAGTTGAAGGGTGTTAAACAATGAAAGAAACAAAATCACAAATCTATGCGCGTTACGGTATCGAATATAAAAATAATCATATCCGCGATCCGCGCGGCAATTGGATCAGAGAACTATTAAAAGACGGGAATACTAAAACCGGCAAGGCCGTTTCTACATATTCAATTAGTACAAAATCATGCCCGTGTCATTGTGTTGGATGTTACGCTGAAACTGGCATGTATACGTGTCCATCAGTAAAAGATAGCTTAAATCGCAACTATGATTATTCACTTAATTATATAGATTTTGTTGATCGTGCTATCCGCGCACAACTTGAAACATTCAAGCCCGGGAAAGAAGTCCGCATACATGCAGCCGGAGACTTTTTCAATGACGCATACGCGGCAATGTGGGAAAACATTGTCAAAGACTATCCGCACATTATTTTCTGGACGTATACCAAAGCGATCAAATACGAAAGCTTGTTTGACGAATTCCAGAACGGGAATATAGTCCGCTCAATTATTCCCGGCGTAGGCATCAATTTCGGACACTGTGGTTATATTGCGGACGCCTACGAAAAGCTAACAAGCGCCGGCGTTGATGTGCATGTGTGTGAATGCGGCATTAATCCTGATCACCATTGCGCCGGGTGTCATGCATGTTCTGAGCATAAATATGTTCTATTTGTTGAACATTCTACCGCATATAAAGCGGAATGCGATCCGGAATTATCCAGGATCAAAGATATTATCGCTGCTCAGAAAAGCGAAAAATAACAGAATACAGCAGCAGCCCGGATCGCATGACAAAAACGATCCGCAAATTTCAGTTTTAATGAGGTACCAACAATGCGGGTGACATGGAAAACGCCATCAGGCAAAACCTGGAAATTATGCGATGACATGCTTAAACAGGATCATATAGTTATCGCCGGGACGACCGGCAGCGGAAAATCTACTTTATTACATAGTCTGATATATTCCGCCTTGATACATAGCCCGGTAAAAACTCAATTCATTTTGATCGACCTAAAAGGCGTTGAACTGATCGACTATAAAGAACTGCCCCATACGATCGCATACGCCGATGAACCGGACCAGGCTATAGAAGCTCTGACATATGCAGTAAAAATCATGCGGCGCAGGCTTGACGAGATGAAGCGTGAACATGTAAAGAGCTACACCGGGAGCGATATATATATCATCATTGACGAGATCGCCGTATTAATGCAGACGAGCAAGGCAAAAACGCTGCCGCTGCTGGCGGA